TGAGTTTTGATATGTTGAGCTGTCAGTTGTGGATATTGTCTCTACAACATTTGTAGAATTAACACTAATTTCTTCTTTATTTTCAACACCACCACTTGTATAACTATCTACAAGACCAAGTGCAGATATTTCCATTTCATTTTGTCCCTGTGTTCCAATTAAACTAACACCTGTTCCAAGAACAAGATTGGAAGTTAGGGGATTAGCAACATTGACAACCGGTGCGCTCAATGAGCCACTGATTGAGATGTTGTTTCCAGCAGATACACTTGTAATTGTTCCCACACCTTGCGCGTCCACACCCCAGAACACACCCAGTGGTTTAGTATTGTCAGCAGTAAGCACCAGTTTAGAGTTGATTGTAATAGTGCCTGACGAATATGCAAGTGTATACCCACTTACAGAACCTGTAAAGTTTTGGTTTATAAAAGAACCACCGGTAGGAAACCCAAATGCGATTTGATTTCCACCTGTATTAGAAGCAAGTGAAATCTCACCACCAGCAGGGAAAAAACAACCAGCAGTCCCCCAAGAAAAAGCAGTAGCGGATACAGGTGGAAGTTCATATATAGGGATAGAAAATATATTGGTTGTAGCATTAACAAGAGCAGAAGCAACATTAATAGCAGTCAAAGTGATATTGAGCGGTGGTTGAGCAGGTGTTGCATATAAATAACATGTTCCACTTAACAGAAATGAATTAGGTGGTATATCAGGTGGATTAGGTGTTGTTGTTGCTCCATTGAATATAAATACAGGATCTCCACCACCAGAAGTAGCAGTTGCAGGGTCAGGTAGTGTGGTAGTGATAAGTGGTGCAGAAGTATACACTTGACTTGTGAAAGATGTGATAGTTATTGTTATAGAACTAACACCAACCGCTGTAATTGTGCCGGTAATGCTGTCTGTTCCGCTATAGAGGATTGTAATGCTATATCCTAATTGATATAGAGATGCATTGCTTACACCAAATGTTTTGCTCTGTCCATTTGCAAGAGACAACCAGTTATAAATATCGCTTGTTGTTTCTGTTGTTGAGGTAGTAGGACATACCAGTTCTTCTGTATCAGCACCATTACCTACCAATATTGAACCAAGAGCAGTTGCACCCTTTATTTGTAATGTATCAAGTGGATCTCCTATTTTCAGCTCAGTAAAGTTGCCTTGAAACACTTTTCCAGTTGAGATGTCAACACACCCAAGAGTTTTAAAGTCAGTAGCATCTTGTGGTAATCCAGTATCTGGATCATTTGCACTATTGCCGTTCTGGAGAACTGCACCCAATGCTATATTTGCATGAGGATCTCCTGCCCAAGCGATTAGTTCTGGAAAAATCTTATCTTTGTAATCCGGGTCATTACTCGTTGAGTTAATAATTCCTGAAACAGACATTTTATTTTATATAGTTATTGGAGATTTTTTTTTATCATTTTAATATATATATATTCATGAATACAACAATTCCTGACAAGGCGATTTTAAAAGATATGGCGGATGCGTCATATCAAAACGATTTCAGCAACACTATAGATGGGTTTGATCTTGTATTGCAAACAGATACATTAAAGTTTTTCAAGTCTACATATCAGCCCTTTATTGTTGTTAGTGTAAGAGGAACTGCAGATTTTCAGGATTTTCAAGCATGGGTTCCCAGTGCGATCAACAATATTCAGAATACAGAGAGGTATAACATTGATACAAAAGAGTTGCTAAACTTTCAACAAACATATCCACAATCGGCGTATACATATTATGCAACGGGTCATAGTCTGGCTGGGGCTATTATTGATAGTTGGTTGAAGGTTGGCTACATTACAGAAGCGCGAACATATAATCCTGCAATTTCCTATAGTGATATAATGGACCCTACTATTAACAATTATAGGGTATATAGCGACGGAGACCCTCTTTATAACATTATGGGTCGGTTTGCGACTGGGAGAAAAGAGGTCAGGAAATATAAAGTTCCTGGTGTCTCATGGTGGAATGTAAAAGATAGGATATTGAAACAACATACATTGCAAAATCCTATTTTCAAAGGTGGAAATATTTATATGCAATCTCTGGCGCGACGACCGGTGTTTTAGTGGGGGTTGACGATTTTAGTGAGGCAAAAAACCAAAAGTTCATATAAAGTTAATATTTGTTGATCCTTATAGGAAGTTTGGTTTTTTACCTCACTAAATTAATTTTGCGCCACTAAAATTAGATTTAGCCGAAAATAAAATATACAATAATTATATATTAATTACTATGTCAGTCTCAGGAATAATAAACCCCGCAACGGGAAAAATATATGACGAATTAGCACCACAAGGTGGAGGTGTTCCATTACAGAAGGGAGGACTTATTACAGCAAATGCAGCAGGAACAGAACTACCATTAGCAGTTTCTCCAAACAATGGTTGGGTTCTTTCAGCACAGAGTGGACAAGATTTGGGATTGGAATGGATACAACCACCAGCAGGTGGAATTAATTTTACACAGGAAGGACAATTATTATATGCAGGAGCAGCTCCAGGTTTTGCAGATAGTCTTTTAGGGATTGGAGCCGCAGGACAAGTATTAGGCATAAGTGCCGGTATTCCTGCATGGGTTGATACAGGTGGATCAGGTCTTATATCAGCAAATCCTCCTCTGCTTGAAGAAGCAGACCCGGCACCTAATAGCAAAATCAGTATCAATTTTTCAGCAAATGTAGGTGAAATACCTTATGGAAATGGGACGGCAAAAGTTGGAGCATTTACAAATGTCCCAGCAGCAGGACAGATATTGGGTATGGCTGGAACTCCAGCGGTTCCAACATGGATTGCAGCACCTACGAATGTGGACACAATTGTATATAGGAATAGTGTTGATAATGTCCCATTAATAATACAACCACCACTAACTTCAAACTCTACATGTGTTCTTACGGCAGATAGAACATATCATGTTTATAATCAACAGGTAAAAAACACTCCATCTACTGCAGGAACTCCAGTGTCAGCTCTTAATACTGATATAACTTTTTTTACTTGGACTGCTCCTGCTGATATTCTTATTACTTCATTTACGGCAAATGTATACATAGCAGCAAATGCACAAATCCCGGACCAACTTACAGATGACGGAACTTGTAGTTTATGCGACGCAACTGGAACAACAACCTTATTTGCAAGTCAGGTTTCAGCTTGGAATATAATTAACGCAAGTCAAATTGCTTTCCCTTCAGTCGCAGGAACATTTCAAGCAGTTTCAGGAACAACCTATACATTTATTTTTTCAGTATCAAATATTCAAGGAGTAAATCCGACCATTGATTTAATAGATACAGGAGCAGGAAACTATAGCGGAACTTTAACTATCGTTGGAACAGAGTTCAACAATACTCCTGCAACATTTACTTTAAATCCTCCTAACAAGTTTAGAGCTACTAATAGTTTAACTGGCTTTACCTCCATAACCTGTGAAAACTTTTCTTCTCAATCATTCGTCGCAACAGGGCAACAAAGCGGATATGTAGATTGGATCATGGTAGGGGGTCAAAACGGAGGTGTGCAATTAGTTCCATAATCAATAAGACAATGAAACACCTATAAATTGCAATGCAATATTTAGTATACATGGTTTAGAAAGATTTAGCAATTTAGACAATTTAGAAATTATATTAAATATAATCTTTAAAAAAAAAATATTAGTTAATTATATAAAAACAAATGTCTATTTCGTCTATTGGAAATCTTGTGCCGGGACTTGCTCCCTTTGCTGTCCTTCAACAGGGAGTTTTTACCAAAGTTGCAAATGTTCCTCTCGTTGTGCCTTGTCTGGATATTGCTGCAACTGATATTGTCCTTTACACTCCTCTCACTAAGACCGCCGGTGCTGGGACATCTCCTCCCAGTGAGTTAATCACTATTCAACCTGCAGCAAGTTTTACAGCAACTTCTTCTTACGCTGATTTTGCTGGGACTTTTGATTATGTCGTTGTTCGCTCAACAGCAAGAGTTGTAAGCCCCCCTTAAAACATTTAGGGTGCAATGTTATAATAATAAAAAATTGATTACTTTTATTTAATATATATATACTAAATAAAACTATTTAAAGATAAGCCAATATATAAGTATATAATGGAAACCACCATGCAAACAGCTCAAGAACAAATCGCCTTTTATACTCAGATCGGTATTGACTACAAAGCCTCTATAGAAAGTAAACAGAAACAAATACAAGACATTCAAAATCAGATAGATAAAGAAAAAAAGACTTTCTTTGATATAGAGTTTAAACGATTTGAATTAGAACAACAACTATTTAAGATGCAACAAGAAGCAAAGAAGTAATAGATTTTTACATGTAATAACCTATTTTCATAAGATTATTCCACAATATCACCAAATATCGTGTAATAATCCAATTCTTTTATATTATTATTGTATAAATAATATTATTTTTATTATAATAATCCAATTTAATTAGATTATTCCAATGAATAATCCAATATATGGGCATACGGGTAATAATCCAGAAAAAAAGAATAATAAATTGAAATAATTTAGAAACATTATAAAATAATATAATACTATATTATATATACAAAATGTCAGCACCTATACCAACGCAGATTTACTACGATTTAGATGTAGTGAATACATTTAACCCATCTTCACAACTAACGGCTACAAATCAATTGAACAGATTGACATTTACAGAAGTGAGATCTTCGCCAATTTTAGACAATCCAAGCGACTATTTCCTTTCAATTGTAAGGTTTAGCTTAGATACTGCAGGAAGTATGCCGGTCATGCTTCCTCAAATAGATTTAGACCAAACAATAGCCGATCCTAACTTTCCAAATAAGACCATTTACTATGTAAGCATGAAATATAATGACGGCATTAATCCAGAAATATACCAAAATGTTCCTGTTATATTCGTTCCTCAATCGTTCACTCAAACAGGTTTAGCAGGAACTCCATTGCCTCCAACATTTCCACTCAATTTAGAGAAAGCTACATCTCCTTATTACTGGCTGAATAGTTTTCAGTATTTTATTAGCATGATTAACACTGCACTTAAGGAATGCTATGACAACATTTTTGCTCTAATTAGTGTAGCACCATATGCAGCAACCCTTCCAGTAGATATTACTGCAGACAAATATGTATACATGACTTGGGATAATGATAATAATAAGGCAACATTGAACTTTCCAAATATTACCCCCTTTTCATGGAAGCAGGAACCATTGGGAACCGGTCAACAAGTTCCTCCCCCCATTCCTCCAAAATTGTTTCTGTATTTTGACAACCAGCTTTACACTTTATTTAGCTCATTTGAGGCAATCTTGAATGCAACCTATTTAGACCCAGCGGTTGTCGGTATTAACGGAGCTAAAGCAAACTGGTTTATGCAAAACTTTTCAAAATATAATTCCAACTTTGTTGCGACTGGAGCAGGAACAGGTTTACCCCCATATGACATATTAAGGATGACGCAACCATATAGCACTGGTGCAACACTTTCGCCAATCCAAAGTTTAGTATTCAATACTTCACTTCTTCCAATTCTTCCACAATTGATAGGAGTTCCAAGAATATTAAGGAACAATATTACAAGTGGACAGAATGATAATATTAGTAATGAGATTACAGATTTAGTGGTTAATGTATCGCGGGGCGACGAATATTTCCCCGCAGTTCTCTATTTACCTTCGGCGGAGTATAGATTAATTGATTTGAACGGCAATGCACCAATTTCTGCAATCCAAATAAGCGTCCAATGGAAGGATGTTTATGGTATATACCATGATTTCTTCCTTCAAAATAACTGCAATTGTTCACTGAAGATTATGTTTAGAAGGAAAGATCAGGGAGTATATTAATAACGCAATTTAGGCAATTTTAAAGATTATAGAATTAAATATAATCTTTAAAAAAAAAATATTAGTTAATTATATAAAAACAAATGTCTTCCAGCGATTTTGAGAAAGTTTGCGTCCAAGACGACATCCTCAACACTACCGATAAGGTCCGTTATGCCGTTTTTAAGGGCGCAGCCAATATTACCCCTTCCCAATATGAGGCTATTTCTAAGAGCAATTCCAGTATCACTTGGAATATACAGCTCCCGTCAGAAAGCGTAGTTTTCTCCCGTCGTATTATGGTGGAAGTAGACATGACTATTCAGATACAGGGAACTTTTGCAGCGACTGCTCCTGCCGGTTCTGTCCTCTTCAATTATGGCTACTCTTCTGCTCTTGGTCCCTTCCCATTCCATTCTCTTTGCAATACTATCCAAGCCACAATCAACAATAATACTATTTCAACCAACATACGGGACACCATGTTCCAGCTGCTCCGCTTCAATGATCGCCGCGAACTTGCACGATACAACAATGCTTGTCCCACCATGTATGATAGTTATTTGAAATATGACGAAGCACTCGGCACCAACAACAACCCCCTTGCTGCTTGGAACAATGTGAGCAATGACCAAGACTTCCAGCCCAGAGGTTCATTCAAACTGATTTCAGTTTCCGGCAATGATCCTAAAGGCGCTATTGCTTCCGACGACAGAACTATTCTTGTCAAGTTTAGGACACTTGAACCCCTCATGCTTTCACCCTTCTTATGGTGCGACCCCAAGAGCAACAACGCCGGGCTGTATGGTTGTCAGACACTCAATTTCGTCTTTAATATCGGACAGGCAAATAGGGTTGTTCGTCTTGCAAATAAAGCACTTTTTAACGGCGGCACTGCTTCCGTTTCTCTTCCCAACAACGCCATTGACACTGCACGACTATTTATGGAGTTCTACACGCGTCAACCTTCAGACCTTGTCAGTGCGAGAAATGTAGTCCCGTTTGCCGAATATCCCCGCTACATAACTCCAGCACCAGCTCTTAATGCCGGTCTTGATAGTGGTTTGCAGAACTTCCAGTCAATTCAGTTGAACTCTGTTCCTGATAAACTGATTATTTGCGTCCGCAAGGTGCTTGGTTCACAGACCAACTTTGATAGTGATAGTTTCCTTCCTATTCAAAATATCAGCATAAACTTCAACAATAAAAGTGGCTTGTTGTCAGGAGCCACCCAGTGGGATTTGTGGCGCATGTCTGTTGAAAGTGGATCCAATCAGACTTGGGCTGAGTTTCAAGGCTACGCTCCTCTTGGTTCAAATGTCCCTCCTGTTGCAGGGACTAACTCTGGATACAAACAGATCTCTACTTGCGGCTCTGTTCTTTGCCTTGAGATGGGTAGGCATGTGGAGCTTGACGATGTCTATGCTCCGGGTTCAATTGGTGCATTCCAGTTGCAGTTTAAATTAAACTACCAAAACAACACTGGTGCAAACTTCAACGCATCTGACTATGAGATTGTGCTTATTACCATGAACACGGGTGTCCTATCTGTAGAAAGAGGGACCAGTCAGACTTACACTGCAATTCTGTCCCGCGCAGATGTTCTTTCAGTCTCTTCTCAACCATCTTATTCCAAGTCTGCTGTTGCCCGTCTTGTCGGTGGCTCTTGGGAAGACAGCTTTAAATCCCTTTGCAGCTCCATAGGCTCTTATGCTGGTAAAGCTGAGAAAGTGAAAGATCTTATCATGGGTGAAGGTTATTCTGGCGGCGCTGGTTCTTCCGGTGGTGCAGGTTCATCTGGTGGACGCATGAGAAAGCATTTGGCTATGTAAGATAAAATAAGGGTGGATTTCTAAAAGGTATGTATACCTTGTTATAGACTTCATAAATCCTTTATTGGGGTTTTTAGATATTGTTTCCCCATCTCAAATATTTTAATTATACATATAATAAAAAATAACACCAAACCGCTTTAGCTCAGCGGCAGAGCGCCAGGCTCATAACTTGGAGGTCGTAGTATCAAAAACTACAGGCGGTATTTTTCATAAAGTCCATGCAGGACATTATGAAAAACAAATATAATATATATTCTAAAAAAGGACTTAAACGATTTACACTTAGTAGATATATAATAAGAGAACAATGGCGACCAACGACAACCAACAGGAGATCAACCGCATTAGCGATATTAAGGCAAAACTGCATGAAGATATTGAACTGAACAACTTGTTTCTTGACATGATTGATTACCCTATGTCATTGTGTGAAGAGCAGATTATGCATTTGTTCAATGCTGACTTTCCAGAAGAGAATAGGTATTTGGATATTGAAGTTAAAACTTTTATCACCCCTACCGAAAAGGTGAGGAAAGTAGTTCACTTGTGGAAAGAGCTTGAACTAATTGGTAGGTTTATTGATAATGCATTGTATGCAAATTATTTCAAGTTCTATGAAGATTTAAGCGACGACGATTATAACATTTTAGCAATCAAGTATATTGTAAAAAACAAATTAATATAAATTATTGGGATTTTTGTTATAGTAATTATTATTTTTATATAATATAATTTTCTAATCGTATTATATAAAATGGCGAGTTATAACAATGACTACAACAGAGCGATCGCTCTTAGGCAAAAAGGCTTAGATGTTGCAAACCTGCAAAATGACTATCAGCAATCGCTTATGAACCCATTACATGGTGGGGGTATGAGTGGTGGTGATTTTTGGAGCGATTTTGCAGACGGGTTCATGAGTGTTTGGAACCCAATTATTGATACTGCTGGTAAGGTTGCACCATTTCTCCCTTTAATTGGTTTAGGAGAAGGTGAAGATGACTATTATGGTGGCGACATGAGTGTAAACGCGCCTTATGAAGGCTATGTATATGGCTCTGGTTATAGTGGCGGTGCTATTGCAAATGACGGCGAACCTCCTTTTAATATGCCCACAAATGCCGGTATGAGCGGTGGTAGAGCAAGGGATAGACCTGCTTGGATCGTTAAGCAAAGTGATTACTGCTGTATGAAGAATGATAAACGACCTATGCCTTGCAATGGAAAACCATTACCAAAAGCTTTTATGAATGATTATCAGAAGAAGAGCAATGATTTTGAAAAGTATAGGGAAGGTAAACTACCAGGATACAAAGGAAACGGCATGAGTGCTGGTTGTGATACATGGGGTTCCATGCGTGGAGGAGATGAAATAGCCGATACTGACCACCCACTTCTGAGAAATCCAGAGCTACAAGCAACCATGTTTTTAGGTGGACGCAAACCTTCGTCTGTCAGCAAGAAAGAGAAGATTGGTATGGTGCAGCAAGTAATCGCTGACATGTTGGCGAGGAAAAGGGGTAGGGGTATGAGTGGTGGTGATTTTTGGAGCGATTTAGGTGATACTTTTAGCAAGGTTGCCCCGTTTCTCCCTCTTCTTGGTTTAGGCTATTCTGGTGGTGCCGGTGAAAGTGGTGGACAAGCGCGACAATTGCAAAAGCAACTTGCAAATAAGCTACTTAAAGCTCAGCTTAAAAATCTTCATGGAAGGGGTCTATCAGGTGGTGATTTTGACTGGTCTTCTCTGCTTTCTTTTGCCCCGTTGTTGCTTGGTCTTGGTATGAGTGGTGGTGAAGTGGACTATAGTGAACTGCAAGATATGCAGCCATTTATTACCGGACTTGGTATGAGTGGTGGTGATTTTTGGGACGATCTGGGTAAAGGTTTCAGCGACGCTTGGAACTGGATTACTGACACAGCAATTCCAGCTATTACTCCTGTGATTGATACTGCTGGTAAAATTGCAGATGTTGCTGGTAAGTTTTCAGGCAAAAAGGAGGGTAAGGGTTATTCTGGTGGAATGTATGATAAAGCCAAATATGGTATGGGTGTTTCTGGTGGTGCTATGACCTACGAACAGAATATGAATATGGCTGACGCTATGGGTGATATTTTTAGCGGAATGGGTGCAAGTGGCGGTGCAAGGGCAAGTGATACACGCATGAAGAGTGGTGCTGTTCAGCTCTACAAAGGTGGAAGCAGTGCTGCATTGGAAGCACTACAAGAGCGCTCAAATGTAAACCAGCCTTATCTTACTGGTCATAGTGGCGGTGCTGGTGCATCTGGTGGTGCTGGTGCATCTGGTGGTGCTGGTGCATCTGGTGGTGCTGTGGTTGGTGGTAAACGGCAAACCAAACAATCCAAGATGAATGAGCGTCTTGCTATGAAGATCGCACACCTTAAAGGTCGTGGAATGGAACCTACTGCTGACATGGAAGCAAGTGAAAAACTGGTTGACGCATTGGCGAGAAATACTCCACAAGTCAACAATGGAGCCGGTGTTTCAGGTGGTAAGAAGACCAGCAAATGGATTGAACATGTTAAGGCATACGCTAAGCAACATGGAATTAAATATGGAGACGCACTCAAACAAGCAAAATCAACATATAGAGGTTAAGTTTAGCAAAAATAAATATATTAATTAAAATAATTTTCTAATTAATATGTATAAATGGATAGATTACAAGCATTACTCAATGGGAGAACTCCCAAAGTCAGAGATCCTGTTTCTCTTGCAAAGGTAAGTCATGCAACAGAACGGGCAAGGTTAAATAACGAGGACCGCAAATATAACCAAATCGTTTACGATAATGAACTCAAACAAGCAGCACAATACAACCAATCTGCAATGCCTAATACAAGCAGGGATGTAGGTGTTGCATTCAAAGTCAATGTGTATGTGAACAAGCTTACAGCGCTTATGTCGCAAAAAGAGGAGTTGGAAAAGATTTTATTGAACTACTTTGCTCCGGGAACAAGTATTCAAAAAATGAGAGGAACCACCAAAGAGGCACAAGTTGCAACTGATTTTTTCAAAAAGGGCGAGGTTCTTTCAACCTACAATGAACTAATGTTGTATATCAAAACCTATGGTAAAGATATTATCACCGACGATACATTTAATGCTCAAATATATAATTCTTCTTTTAATCCCCTTATCCAACTCTTTACTGACACTTCTGCATTATATGTGAACTTTTTTAATAAACTTCCACCTCCTACTAATGCAGGACTTCCAATTGAAGATAAAGGTGAACGAAAGATTTATGAAGTAGCAAGGGAACAATGCATGGGCTGCTATGCCCTTTTTAATGTAATGGCGACATTCATGAATACTCAGATCCTTCGCCCCATTGTCAAAGAGGATGTTGGTAGTTATATCAAAGATAATGACCTTGCAATGACAATATTTGCGAGAAATCCACAAGCGCCAGGTCCAATTGTGCCTATTCCAATTCCTGTTCAACCTGGCGGTCAACCTGGCGGTCAACCCGGCGGTCAACCTCAACCACCACCACCACCCCCACCACAACCAGTAGCTCCTGCATTTGATCCCAATAACGACGCAATGATTACACAACTTGTAGACAATGCACAGCGACAATTGGGTAGATATTTGTTTGTAAAATCTTCTCAAGATGTAGCAAATATTTTAGCAGATGTTCAACAAGCGGACCCTACTATAGATCCACAAGATTTAGCAACCCTATCAGCAAATCTTATTGTAAAAATTAAAGATATTAGGACAGCTGCAGGATTGAAACCCAGTGTAAAGGAAAATGCTACTAATCTACAAGCGTCAACGCTAAAATATCAGCAAGACACCGGCACTCCTCAACCAGCACCACAACCGGGTAGTCCACAAGCTGGACCTCAACCCGCACCCGTTCAAGGTGCAACTTTGAGAAGTATTGGAGAACAAGAAGCACCTATTACTGAAACTGGAAATGTGTGGACTGCTATGAACGCAGACGCTGTGGTTCAACGACTACAACTTACTCAAATGGAAGCAGTTGATTTGAGGGCAGTTGTGCGTGATACTATTGCAGTTATTAAACAGCTTGAAACCCAAGCAGGAAGGATTTGGAGGGCGAAGACACCTGCAGATGTAGACGCAGTGTTGCAAAATCTACCACAAGGAACTACAGCAAATCTGGAGCGATTAATTCCGGTAGAACAAGAAAGAAAAGACTTCATACAAGCAGTCATTAATGGTATGCGAGATGTTAGAATTGAATACAGAAATATTAAAGCACAAGATGACAACAGACCAGATTACCAGCAAAATAACGACGAACGCACCCTATATGGTTTGGGTAGAGAACGCAATAACGATCTTGTCATGAATGCTATTTTGGATTTTGAAAACATGGCGCGTCGTCAAGCGAGGGAACGCGATAAAGATGCAGTCATGGAACTTACGCCCCAGTTGCGAGGGCAAGAGCCTAAGGTTAGATTTATGATTAACAAGATGCGCCAGGAACGGGATAGTGAACCCAATTCTTGGGGAAAATCTAAGCATGAATACAAGCAAGGCGTTAAACAACGCGCCGGTCAAATGTCAGTAATGGATGAGTATGACCCCAAAACTGAAGCATTAAAGAAAGGAATTGTCATGAGTGGTGGTTGTGATACATGGGGTTCCATGCGTGGAGGAATGGGCAATCGTGAATGGAAATATTCTGGTTATGGTGAAGTAATGAATGAAGAAGACACCCCATTTAAACGCATGTTGGGTGGAATGGTCAACCCATTTGCACCAGGTATACCACAGCAAAAATTGCAACCATTCCTACCATACAATGCTGCGTTTGACGACGAAGACGATAAGGATTATTACAATGAGATTTTACCAGAAGAAAACACACACTATGTGGAATTGGAAAAGCCTGTTGACATGGACGCATTTGCAGATCAAATCAGGAAGAACAATGAAAATTATAAAGTCATGACGGGTAAGATGAAGAATGTTAAATATAAGAATTAAAATGTTAAAATTAAATTATCAATATTATATATACTATAATATAATATGGATATTGCTGAAACAAAAGAAGGAATTGACCAAGACATTCGTGCATGGACAAATGCATTAAAGTTCAATGGATCGCCAATTGTGCAGCTTGGGACAAGTTCATTTAAAGCCCAGCGCTATTTTAGCGATTATGATTTATTTAGCCCGGTTAATAATCGTGGAATTACCCCACAAAAATCATGCGAGGAAATTAACAAAATCCTTAAAAGACTGAAAGACATGCAGGATATTTGGTTTGTTGAGTTCAAGCTGCAAAATAAAGATGGCTCCAAAGAAAAGTTCTATGAGCCAGACATTGATTGTGGAAAGTTTGTGAAGGGAGTTAAGGATTTAGAATATCTGAAGTTTGATTTTGTGGTTTTTATCAGACAGACACAGAAACTAACAGAATTATCACTTATTTATTCATTTAGCGATATGCCGCCTAAGGAAGATTTAATTAAGGCGATCAAAGCCGATTATGATTATTACAAAGGAGCTGGAAATGTATACAAAGCACTCAAACGCGCATTCTCTATTTATCGGTTGCAAGGCAATAAAGAGAAAATGGTTGAACTAAGCGACCTTTTCAATTCAAAAACCGGTCTCACATACTCAATCAGCAGTAATCTCAAGGCAATCAAACTCATTCTTGAAGGGGGTGTAAGTGGTGGGGATATTGACAAAAAAGTTGCAGTCAACCTCAAAGATATTAGCAACGATTTAGATACTCCACTCACAACTGAGAAGCAGGTAGATAAAGCAATAAAAGACCTTGATAAATTGATTGCAGCACAAACGAAAGAGTGGTTAAAATCACATAAATCAGTTTTATTGTAAAAAAAAATATGTATTTATATTATATACAAAATATAATATGAACGAGTTTAATTTAGTTAAAGAAGGAAGACCGCTCTGCAAGGTAATTGACGGCAAATTAAACGGCACCATAATCAGTGTTGCACCCAAAGGTGAGGTGAACAAAAATGCATTTCCAGTTATACGACTTCCAGATGAAAGTAAGTTCATGATTGTCCCTGACTACACCAAAGAGCGTGATATTCTATATATAACCGGTGCATCTGGGTCAGGTAAAACTACTTTTACGGCAGGATACATAAAAGAGTATAAAAAGACTTACAAAAACAATGAAATCTATGTATTTTCTGCATTAAAAGAAGACGAAACACTTGATAAACTGGGGCTAAAGCGTATCAAAGTGGACAAAAACCTCATTGACGACCCACTAACTATTGACGATTTCAAAAACTCCCTTGTTATTTTTGACGATATAGATGTTATTGGTGATAAGAAACTACGCGAGGCAGTATATAAAATCCTAAACTCTATTTTGGAGACGGGCAGACATACGAAAACAAGTTGCATAAATACAAACCATTTACCGACTAACAAAAATGAAACAAGACGCATTTTGAATGAAGCACATGCAGTCGTATACTTTCCTCACTCAGGAAGTGTAAGAGGCATTAATTATCTCCTTACTGACTATGTAGGATTGACAATGGAAGATATACAAGTAATTAAAGGTATGAAATCCCGTTGGGCATGTATTTTCATAAATTACCCCCAAATTGCAATGACTGAGCGCCAGTTGTGGTTTGTTGGTGAAGACGATTAATTACATTTCTACACTGGTGTCCAACTCATTAGACGCTGGTGGTTTTTGAGGCGGCATGATATAGCATTTACCATCTCCACCTTTCAATACATCTGCAACAATGGTTGCTTTCAGATTTTCCATGTCTGGAGTATTTATTTTCACATGT